TGAGTCTAATACATATAGTGCAGATGAATTAGAAGAGTTTACAATTGAACATACCAAATCTTTATTAAATGGTGGTGGAGAAGAATTTAACGATGGACCACCATGTCTTGCAATATTAACTAAAAATAAATTAAGAGATGGTAGAGATAGATTTTTATATAATTACATGGTGTTTGCTAAAAAGAAATACCCGGACGACTGGGAGAAAATGGTTATTGCAGCACCAGGTAAGTATTTTGAACCCGGAGCAAATGGTGTTATTGATTGGACTGAAACTAAAACAAAACAAAAATTAAAATCTTGGGGTAAAGAAACTAAAGGACATACTTGTAATGAAGATCCAATACAACCAGTTTGTATGAAAGCAGAATGTAGAAAAAGAACATTTGGATATTTGTCAGATAAAAAAAGAGTATTCCCATCACTATCAGGATTACAAAAAATAACTTATGCTGAACCACAATACACATTCAATGTGACTTTATCAGATGGCCAAACTACAAAAGAAGTTAGAGCAAAAAATATAAAACAAATAATAGAACTAGATAATATAAGAGCAATCATTGGTGCAGCGGCTGATATGATTCCACCAAAAATAAAACAAAATGAGTTTCAAGATATACTGGATACTTTATTTCCACCTAAATTAACAACACCCCCACCTAAAGGTACCTCAGATGAAGAGTTATTGGAAGAGTATCTATCTAAATATTTACATGGACCTAAAGCAGGAACTTATGCAGCATTTAAAACAGGCGCTGTATTAATAGAAGGTAGCCTTGCATATTTTGTTTATTCAAGTTTTTTTGATTCCTTAAAAAATAAAGAATGGAAGATGGATAGAAAAATAACTGCTGAGCAAATGACAAAATTATTTGATGCAAAGTTTGGTGTAAGTAAAAGATTTCCAAAGAAAGAAGGTGATACCAATTCTTATAATCCAATTAATGTGACTATGGTATCATTAGATAAATTTCCAGAACTATTATCTGATGAGCAACCAAAACCTGAGATAGTAAAAACTAAAACTAAGGAGCAGATATTCTAATGATTAAAAAAATATTTGGTCCTCCAGGTACAGGTAAAACAACTACACTTTTAAATTTAGTTGATGAATACATTAAAAAAGGAACAGACCTAAATAGAATAGGTTATTTTGCTTTTACTAGAAAAGCAGCTAATGAAGCTAGAGATAGAATGTTAGAAAGAAATCCTCAATTAGATAAAAGAGATCTAAAATACTTTCAAACATTACATTCATTTGCTTTTCATACATTAGGTATGAGTGAAGAATCTGTATTACAACCAGTTCACTATGAACAAATTGGTAAAGAATTAAATTTAAGAGTTACAGACAATGGAGATGAATCTGGTTATTTAAATTTTAATAGTGAGTATTTTAAATTGATTAACAAATCAAAAGTAAAAAATATATCTCCCGAAGAAGAATTTAATACCAATGAGTGGAGTAATGAAATTGACTATGAAACCCTAGGACATATTTATTTAAATTACAATCATTTTAAAGGTGACAATCTTTACGATTTTAATGACATGATTACAAAGTTTGTAAATGAAAAAGAAAAATGTAAAGAGTTTGATGTAGTATTTATTGATGAAGCTCAAGATTTATCTCCAATACAATGGATGATGTTTGATGTATTAAAAGAAAAATCAAAAGATATTTATCTAGCTGGTGATGATGATCAAGCTATTTTTGCCTGGGCTGGAGCTGATGTTAAAAGATTTTTAAATGAACCTGCAGAAGAAGTAGTATTACCTTATTCAAATCGTGTACCTAAAAATATACAAGAATTATCTAATGTTATTGTTAGTAGAATAGAAACAAGAAAAGAAAAAAAATATTTTGCAAAAAAAGGATCGCCAGGAAACGTGGAATTTATTTATAACATTGAACACATTGATTTAACAAAAAACAATTGGTTGATACTAACAAGAACTACTTATAGATCTGATGAAATATCAAAACAATTAAGGTCTAATAATTTATATTTTAAAGATAGGTATGGTAAAAGTTACAACACAAGACTCTACAAGGCGATATTAAATTTTAATGAATTATGCAAAGGTAAGACAATAACGTTAGCTGACGCAAGAGAAATACATGAGTATTTACCCGACAACCCATTTTTTAAAATAAAGGATAATAAAACACATTATAGTATGGATGATTTTGGTTATGGCAAAGATGCTCTTTGGTATGATTTGTTTACAAGAGCTGACCAAGATGAATGTTTTTATATAAGAACAATGTTGTCTAATGGAGATAAATTATCCAACCTACCTCGAATAGAAGTTTCAACTATTCATGCAGCAAAGGGTGGTGAGTGTGACAATGTAATTTTAGTTTTAGATAATGCTAGAAAAATTAGACAGTCTGTAGAAAATAATATTGAAAAAGCAGACGAAGAACACAGAGTTTGGTATGTTGGTTCGACTAGAGCCAAAGAAAACCTATACTTATTAAAACCAAAGAAGGAACGATATGGTTATTCTTTGTAGTTTTATACAGAACGGGATAGAAGGGTTGTCTAACTGGAGAGTGGCAGCTTCAGGTCTTAACAGACAGAGTTGGTTCGGGGACCTTCAACTCCCAAATATTTTATCATCCCTGTTAAATCAACAACTGCCACAATATAAAGGAGAAAAATATGACTAATAAAGATATCTTTAACGAAGCGTTTCCACAAGATAAGCAGATAGGCGGGAGCCACTACAAAGACTTTCACATACAGCCGTATGAATTTATTTCTAAGAATGACCTTTCCTTTTTCCAGGGAAACGTTATAAAGTATGTGTGTCGTTATAAAAATAAAAATGGCATACAAGATTTAGAAAAAATAATTCATTACTGTGAATTAGAAATTAAAAAAATGAAAGATACGGATGGCAAAAGAAAAAGGTAAAAAATACGACGGTGTATCAAGACCGACTAACGATGTTTATAAAAAACGTTGGGAGGAAATTTTTGGTAAAAAGCAACAAGAAGAATTAGATAAAGAAGATCAAGAATATCTAGATTCATTAAAGGAAAAAATATAATGAAAGTACCTATATTTACAGCACAAACAGAATGGATTGAACCGGAAGAGTTTCCAGATCTAAGACAATATGATGAAATTGCAGTTGACTTAGAAACAAGAGATCCTGATTTAAAAACTAAAGGATCTGGTTCTGTTATTGGTAATGGTGAAGTTGTAGGTATTGCTGTAGCTGTAGCTGGTAGAAAATTTTATTTTCCAATTGCTCATGGATCAGGAAGCAACATGGATAGAAAAAAAGTATTGAAATGGTTTTCGGATACCATGGCAACTTCTTCTATAAAAATATTTCACAATGCAATGTATGATGTATGTTGGATACGTAATTTAGGTATAAAAATCAATGGTTTAATAGTAGATACCATGATTGCAGCTAGTCTTATAGATGAGAATAGATTTGCATATAGTTTAAATGCATTGTCCTGGGAATATTTAGGTCATGGTAAAAATGAAGCTGCATTAAATGAAGAAGCAAAATCTAGAGGATTAGATCCTAAAGCTGAAATGTGGAAGTTACCACCAATGTATGTTGGAGCTTATGCTGAAAAAGATGCTGAACTAACTTTAGAGTTGTGGCAAAAATTTAAAACAGAAATAATAAATCAAGATATAGAATCTATTTTTAATTTAGAAACAGATTTGTTTCCTTGTCTAGTTGATATGAGATTTAAAGGAGTAAGAGTAGATGGAGAACGGGCTCTATCATTAAAAACACAATTACTGCAGCAAGAAGAAAAGTTATTGCATGAAGTAAAAACTGAAACAGGAATAGATCCTCAAATTTGGGCGGCAAGAAGTATTGCAAAAGTTTTTGATAAACTTGGTTTAGAGTATTCAAGAACCGAAAAATCACAGGCACCATCCTTTACTAAAAATTTTCTTTCTGAACATGCTCATCCTTTGGTTCAGAAAATAGCACAAGCTAGAGAAATTAACAAGGCACATACTACATTTATTGATACTATTTTAAGATTCGAACACAAAGGTAGAATTCACGCTGATATAAATCAGATAAGATCCGATGCTGGTGGAACTGTAACAGGAAGGTTTAGTTATTCTAATCCTAATTTACAGCAACTGCCAGCAAGGAATAAGGACCTTGGACCAATGATAAGATCTTTATTTTTACCAGAAGAAAATTGTACATGGGGTTGTTTTGATTACTCACAACAAGAACCAAGATTGGTTGTTCACTATGCAGCTCTACATAAATTTCCATCTGTATATGATGTTGTTGATGCATACAACGATAATACAAATACAGACTTTCACCAAACAGTAGCAGAAATGGCTGACATACCTAGATCACAAGCCAAAACAATTAACCTAGGTTTATTTTATGGTATGGGTAAAACTAAATTACAAGCAGAACTTGGAGTAACAAAAGAAAAATCCGATGAACTATTTAATCAGTATCATGCAAAAGTTCCATTTGTTAAACATTTAATGAATAGCGCATCTAATAGAGCTCAAGCTCAGGGTCAAATAAGAACATTACTTGGTAGGTTATGTAGGTTTCATTTATGGGAGCCTAATATGTTTGGTATGCACAAAGCAATGAGTCATGAAGATGCACTCAAGGAACATGGACCAGGGATTAAAAGAGCTTATACATACAAAGCATTAAACAAATTAATTCAAGGTAGTGCAGCTGACATGACTAAAAAAGCAATGGTGGATTTATATAAAGAAGGAATTGTAGCACATATACAAATTCATGATGAATTAGATTTATCTGTAGAATCAAAAGAACATGCGGATAAAATTATTGAAATTATGGAAAATGCTGTTAAACTTGAAGTACCAAACAAAGTAGATTATGAATCCGGTGAAAACTGGGGAGATATATATGGATGATGACAATATAAGGATAAAAATATGGCCTATCTTAACGCAAACATACCACCTATTTACTGCAAAATTAGGACCGAGTATCTCTATGATATGGACATGGATAAAAAAGGTGAGCAAGACTGCGTTGTCTTTGGTTTGGTCTCTATTTCAGGTCGCGCTCTCTTATTTAATATCATGCTTCCCAACGGCGCATGCTTTTGGCGTCTGCCTATATCAGCGTTTTTTCAAAAAGAGTTTTCCAGAGCCAATGTGCCGGATATGCAGGCGAACGAATTACAGTTGTGGAACTGTTTTAGTTACTGGCCTAGTGTCCATTGCTTTGATTGGTTGGCTGGTATAGATGGTAAATATCTAGGAAAAGATAAAAAATTTTATCATGGACAGTATTTATTTACTATTGACTGGGCTCATCCAGAGACTAATATACTCAATACAGAGCATTCTGAAATTCCTCAAGAACATAAGTGTGCACACATACTGGCTCTTACTAACGGGAATTATGCAGCTCAG